CTTGTCCTGCCCCGCCGTGAGGCTGGCCGTGCCCGTGATGGCCCCGGTGTTGTCTTTCTGGATGGCCGTCCCGTAGGTCGTGACCAGGTAGCGGGTCCCGCCTAAACGGACCTGCGCCAGGCCGTGCGCGGGTTCCGAGGACTGAAACGAGGAGGCATAGACGGCGTCTTGCCCAGCCCGGCGTCTCACGTGGCCGTCGCGAGCCACGTAGAAGTTTCGGATGTCCGCAAGCTCGTTGTCACGCAGGGCCAGGAGGTTCTTGGAGTCATTGAGTCCGCCTTCCCAACCCCGGTAGATGACCGGGATCTGCCGGGATGCCATGCGTCACCTCACCACATCGTCAGCTACAAGCCCCGTCCTTTGGACGGGGTAGTTGACTCCTCTGTCCCATCCTCATCGCCAAACCCCGCGACGATAGCCAGGACCAGCAGCCCGAAGAACCCCTGCGTCCCCCAATTCAGAACTCGAAAGCCGCAAGGTTCATCCAGCACCCCGATCGTGGGGTCCCAGTACTCCCTATCCAGATGTTGACAAACCACCACGCCATGGATGAAGTCGTGGGAGATCAGAAACAGGGCCAGGGCCGCGCCCCACACGTAAGGAGCCATGTAGAAGGGCCAGAAGGGGGACTTCATTTTCTCAGCGCCTCCCCGATGTCGCCCTCTGTCACGCCCTCCTTCTCCAGGGCCTCCGTGACCGTCTCGTCTATCTTAGCAGGCAGGCGCTCCGGGGAGATGTTGAGGATGGCGATGATGTTCTCCGTGGCATTCGCCATGATGCGCCGAATGGCCTTTTCCTGTCGGGGGTCCACCTTAAAACACCTCCACTTTGAGGTTGAGTTCCCTACACGCCAGAAGGACTCGCTCCATCGTGTCCTCCAGGTTTCGGTTGTTCCGGGGCAACCCCTTTAGCAGTTGCGCCAGCCTCGCCTCGTCTCTGTCGTCCCTCGTAGATTTCTCCTGGAAATAGGCGATAGCCCCCAGGATGTCCAGATAGGCGTTGTGAACGCCCACCCACCCGTCAGTCAGCTTGCGCAGGTCGTTCAGGCGGGAGAGGCGCAACTTCTCAGGGGCCGCCAGAGGTCGGACCTTCGACAGGGCCACGAGATCCGCGATGGCCCGGACTGTCGGGGGTTTTACGGCCTCGAAGACATGCCCGGATCGGTCGGCCAGCCGCAGGGCGTTGTCGTAGGCGATCTGCTCAGGGGAGGGAGTCAGAGCCTCGACGGAGGCCGTTTCCGGGGTACCGCAACCGATCAGCAGGAGAGGGAGAACCAGAAGTCGTCTCATCTTTCACCCTTTCATCCAAACCTTCTTGAGCGCCACGCTCGCCGTCGTGTAGGCTTCCCCAGACATAATTACCTCCTCCGCGATGAGGTCTGATATCTCGAAGTAATCGTTGCCCGCCAAAAACTGTAGAATCACGCCCGCCGCGTTGATCCCGGCAGCCCCCAACACCCGCGCCGCGCCGACCTGCTGGTCGTCCTGGACCATTCCCCAGTGTTGAACCAGGCCATACTCGCCGTTAGGGATGTTGGACAGCGCCCCGTTGATGATCGTCCCGATCCAGACGCCCCGGAACAAGGCCAAGTTGTTCGCGGCCGGGATACCCGCGTCGATGCCGTTGAAGCCGGACACCAGCAGACAGCAGGGAGCGCCCTTGTTGATCGCGGAACCGGAGTTGTTGAGATAGGGCCAGATCTCGGAGGAGTGGTCGATCCGGTCCACATAGAGGTCCGGGGCCTGCGTGAGCCACCATTCGAGATTCGGCATCGCCCGTTACCATTCACCCTCTCCGTAGTCGAAATACGGCCCCAGGCCGATCTCGGTAGGCGGCCCACCGATGCCCTGGTAGTTCCCCGAACTCCCCATCGACATCACCATGTCCCGAAACATCGCCAGCGCCCGGTCCTCCCGCGTATCATCGGCCTGCTGGTAGCCCCGGTATTCGATGTACTTTTGCAGGACCAGTCGGTCGTCCTCATAGTACTGCGTGAGAGGGTCCGTTTCGAGGGTGAACTTGTTCAGCCTGGCGAAGTAGTCGAAGTAGATGACCGGGTGAGCCGCGATGTAGGTTGCGTCCGGGACGCGCCAGAACTTGAAGGCGTTGGGCCGGAGGGTGAAATGGACGATCTGGCCGGTGTTGTCCCAGGCCCGGTCCATCGCCCGAATCTCGAAGTCCTTGCGGTGAGTGATGGAGTTTTTGTCGTCCCGCACGGTATCCAGGTCAATGGCCGAAATCCGGGACACAAAGGAGTAGTCCTCCTCCCCCGCCGTCAGTGCGCCGATGGCCCCGGACGACCCGGATTGACCGGCAGTCCGCAGGGCCTCATATGCAAGTCCGTTCTCCCGCAGAATATGCCCGATCTCAAGCTGGCCCTCGTTGATCCAGGTCATGAACAGGGTCCGAAACGTGCCGATGCCCTCCAATTGCAGGGAGATTTCAGCGGCGTCGAACACGTCGTCCACGGTGGAGTAGATGGTGGTTCCGGCCACGGGCGGCTCCGGGTGCTACTTCGCTTTGGGTTTCGGCCCCCGCTTTTTGACCGCAGGCGGAGGCGGAGAGGGTTGTGTCGGGGCGTTCTCTCGCCTGTAGTGGGAGAGAATGAGTTCGGACAGGGCCAAAATTGAAGCCTGTGGGTGGGCCGGGATCGCCAACTGAGCGGCCCACGCCCGGATGCGGGCCTCGGACGCCTGCCGCACCTCGTCCGCAATGGCCTCCGGGGTTTCGGGAAACTCGTCTGGGTGGTCCAGGACATAACGGGCGGAGATCGGGTTGCGGACGATGTAACGGACGAACTCCGGGTCGCGCAGCGCCTCCACCCAAAAAACCCTGAACTGTGGTTGCGAGGGGGTACCCGCCCGCGAGAGCATCAGTTCCCGCACTATGTCGGGGTCCGTCACGTCCAGGACCTTCGCGCCCCCGTGCCGCTCCTGGGGTTCCCACGTCAGGGGGACCCCCCGGCGCAAGATGCTGATTCTGTCCTGTGGTCCTATGTATTCGAGAAGCACAACAAATATCCCTTGAGTTTGAAGAAACGCCCCGCCCCGCAAGAAGGCGGGGCGTCTCCGATGTTGAGGCGGACCGATCTCCCCTACTTGACCTGTGTGTGGGGATACCGGATGACGGGCGAGAAGGTCAACCAGGACGAGTCCGCTGAGGTACCGGCCCCATTGAACCGGATCCGCCAGTACGGAACTCCCCGCCCAATGGTGTCTCCGGCCGCGCCCCGGATCAGCCCTTTGGAGAGCCTGTACGCGACGGTGGTCGTATCCGTGACCTGGGAGAAGGTGTCCAGGAGGGTGATGTCGAACCACTGTGTCCCCTTGAACGGTGTGGGGGAGGTCGCCCCCTGAAGCCAGATGCCCACCGTGGTCGAACCCACAGAGGCCGTGCCCGTCCCCCTATGGCTGACCACGAACCCGTCCAAGATCGCGTTGATGGCCGGGATGGGGGCGCTGGTGTCGTTTCCAGCCCCGACGATCTTGAACAGGCCCATCTTGGCGGGGACAAACCACGCCGAGCCGGACTTGCCCATCGAGCCGGTGATGGACTTGAGCGAGTCAAAGAGCGCCACGCCCTCGGTAAAAGCCGGCCCCGCGCCCGATGACGCCTGCCGCTGCTGGGCCATGGAGAGTGCCGCAATCGCCAGGATCACCGTCAGCACAAACGTACTGCCAAGAAACTTCCTCACTTTGGATCACCTCCTATCAAATAACGGTGTTAGTGTTGGTGGAGCAGATAAGGGACGACTGATTTCCAACAGTGGTCCAGTCCAGGCGGGACGCGCCATAGACAGCCTCGTAGCCCCGCCCCTCGCGGGACTGAAGCTGGTCCTCGCGCAAGGTCGTGTACTTGGTTTCTCCGTCCAGGCCGAAGGCGATGGCGTGCGCCCCGGTGAAAATGGCACGGTGGATGTTCTCCCCACCGGCCACGCTGTCCAAGTTCGCCTTGAACGCCGACAGCCGGTTGTAGCTGAAGATGAAGACCCCGTTATAGCGCCCGCCCGCCGGGATGCCCCCCCACAGGGGATTGTCGTCCCCCCTGGGCGCAGCCCTCTCCGCGTTGGACTGCCAGCGCGGATCCTCAAAAAGATCTTGAAGCTGCTCTTCGGTGCAGACACAGATGAAGTCCTCTTTCCCCTTCCAGCTGGCAGGCACGAAGTTCTTGGCCCGCATGATGACCTTCATACGGTTGATGACCGACGTGCCGAACTTGTAAAGGCTGTTGTTGCAGGTGGCTTCCTTGTCCGCAGTCCATCCCTTCGCCTCCCCGCTGGCGTAGTACCAGTTGGGATGCTTCACCTGCGTCTTGAGGGTGTTCCCGACGCTATCGGCCTGCGCCAGGGACCGAGAATACCCGTAGAGAAAGGCGCGGGTGATGTCGTCCTCGACCTGTTCCTTTCCGTGCCTGCCCAGGGCCTCCATGTTCTCCTTGAGCACGTTGAAGTTCACGCGCCCCTGAGACACGCGGGCCTCGTTGAGTACGGTCTGATGCCGGACCACGCCGATCAAGGCGTCGTAGTAGTCGAAGGACTGCTCCTCCATGCTTCCGGTCGGGTCCGTGCCCTCAAACGTCGGGTTATTGGCCAACTTCCGGGCCAACCGCATACGGATGGTGTCGCCTCCTTTGCCCCGGTTCTTCCTGAACTCCTCCTTCTCCACGATGGGGTAGTATGCCTTATTGCCCACCAGGGAGTTTTCATTCCCGACATCCATGCCCATCAGCCCCGCCTCCCGCCAGAACAGCTGGGCGTAGACCTCGTGGTGCATGATGGTGTCGGGAATTCTGATGGCATTGTTGTTGCCGGTGAGAATCGTAGCCGCCATGTCGAAACCTCTTTTCTGCGGCGGGGACTATGGGATGGCCCTGCTTGCCCCGCCTATGTGGTGATGTTTTCGAGTTCCTCCCACGTCTTGTAGAGGGGGCCGGTTCCGTAAGCCGCCGGGCCGCCCCGACCCTTCATCGGGCCGACGATCTTCCGGCGCTTGTCCTCCTCCGACATGGAAAGAACGTCGCTGATTCTGAGCGACCGCCCGGCGGGGCTTCCCCCGCCGCGCACAACGTCGCTGGCGTCCGCGGCCTTCTTGATCGTGTCCGCCTTCCTCTGCTGGGCCGCCTGCGCCGCCCGCGCCTGATCTTCCCGTTCCATGTCCTGAAACCTCCTTGCCAAAACCTGAACCTCTCCCAGTGTCCATCGCCCGTCCGGGCTGGTGGGGGTAAATTTCTGGTCGATGTGTTCAAGATACGCCTGCGCCTTTGCTTCATCGATGCCCAACAGCGCAAGGACATCGGGAGACCTGAACTGCCCCCCGATGGCCGCGTTGTAGGTGAGCACGGGATCCGGATCCACCGACGACGCAGGGGGCTGGGGCTCAGAAGATGCGGGCGAGGGTTCCGGGAGCTTCCGGGTCTGTGCCAGGGCTTCCTCTCGCGCAGCGGTAGCGGCTTTCGTCGCCACCTGCACGACCCAGTCCTTCATCTTCTCCTGTCCCTCCAGGGTGGTATTGTCCACGTCCGGCACGTCGGACAGGTCCAGCTTGATCGGCTCCGGCGAGAGCGGGGGCAAGGGAGGGATGCGCTCTTTCAGGAGGGCAAGATCGGCCTTGACTCCGCGCTCGAACCCTGCTTTCTCCTCCTCCAGCCTTCGCCTTTCCGCCGCAACCTGCGCGGCCCTCTGGTTGGTGGCGCTCCAGAACCTGTAACGGTTCCTGACCTCGCTCAGGGGAACCTGCTGCCCGTCAACATCTACGAACTGCTCGGCGGGCGGCTCCTCGGCCTTGATGGGCTTCGAAGGCGTTACCGCTGGTCTCTCGGCGGGCTCCGAGGCCGGGATCTCGTGATCGTCGGACGGGAGAACTTCGGTATCGAACACCCTTTTGATGTTCTCGATCTCCTCCTCGTTGCCGACTAAGACGGGTTTTGGCTCCGTCGCCTCCCGAAGTTGTTCCGGGGTCAGGTCGGACACCATTTCGATGTGGCTGTCGCTTTTTGCCATGTCGTCTTTCCTTTCGCGCCGCACGGTTGGCTTTCCCGGCTCCGGCGGGGCATTGGCCAAAATGCCCCTTCGGACAGGACAAAGCGCCGGTGGGTTGGCGAGTGTGCTGCGGGTGTGCCACTACTTTCTCAACATGGGGTTGTCGTACCCCCTCAGTCTCACGAATACGCGCCCGTTTTTGCCTATGGCGCGGGCATAGACCGCCACGTAGGAATGTGGCGGACAGGTCTCCGGGGGCGAGAAGGGCCGGTAGTCCCGGTCCCCGGTTCCGGGGTTGCGATGGACGGTGATGTAGGTGTCCACCGTGGCCGTATCTCCGGTCGTGCCCCGGTTGTTGACGACCAGCCGCGCCCAGGGCTGGCCGTAAAGGGAATCGACGGGGATAGGCTCAGCGCGGGTCTGAGTGGTCCCATCCACGCCGGTCGTGGAGTCGATGGCGGTGGTCTGTTTCCACCTGGAACGGTCGGAAGACACGTCGATATACATGGCCGTGATCGAGGTCCCCACGTCCGTCACGACGGAGAAGTACCCGACCTTTTCCGTCCCCACGACGGAGAACGTGACGGACGTGTCGTTGACCCCTGCCACGAGTTGCTTGGACACATGCGGGTGATAGACGGCTGCCCCCCCCACATACATCTCGTCCAGCAGGAGATAGCCCGTCTCCGGGGTGTGAACGGCGTCCTGGTGTTCCCGGTAAAGCCGAAGCTGAAGGTGGACCACCGGGCTTTCCGGATCTGCTTTGGCCTCCCACCCGAACAGCCCCCCGCCGGGATGAGAGAAAAAATGATGGGCAGGCGCGGCGGACATGTCGTTTGCGGAGAGATCCACGATGGTCGTAGCGCCGGTCTTCCTGTGGAACGTCACGGTCCCCGCGCTCTCCGAGTCCGCATAGACCGCTTCCAGGTAGCGAAAATTGACCCCTGGGACACGGATAGTATCCGTCCCGGACACTTCCAGCGTACGGGTGGTTCTCAGGGTATCGGTGGAGGCGATGCCCACGACCCAGAAGCGGGACGAATCCGCCGTGGAGGTCGATATGAACCGCACCGAGTCCGCCACGGCCATCTGTGTGAAGGACTGCTGCGACACGAGCTTGAAACTCTCGGTCAGGCTCGTGTCACGAGTGTTCATCACGAACGTCCCGCCCTTCGGCCCGGAAACCGCCAGGTCCACGCCGGACGGGGACGGAAGAGGGCGCTGCGCCATGGCGACGACAGCGATCATCAGGGCGACCAGCACGCCGAAAGCCACGTCTACTTTTCGATTCCACTTCAACATAGCGGCTCCTTACTGCGCGGGCTGCGCGGGCTGCCTGGCCTTCAACATGGCCTCGATCTCGGCCTGGAGGTTAGGATCTTGCAGGACGGCCATTGCCACGGGGTTTTCGGCCACTTTCTGTCCGAGTTGCAGCAGGGAATTCTTTTCGTCCTTGCGCTTGAGGATTTCTTCGGTGTTGGGATCATCTAACTTGTCGAGCACGGCCTGGTCGTCGTAAATGTCCATCCGCTTGAGGCCCATCGCCATTTCCGCCTCGGATCTCTTCGTGGCCGCAAAGTCGGCGGAGATGGTGGCCTTGAGGTCGTACTTGCCCGATTCGATGTCGTTCAGGATGATGGGGCGCATGTTCTCGTCCCGACCAGCCTTGTTGAGGGCGTAAGAGGCGTTTCCCGTCTGGTCTGCCCGCAAAAAGGCCCGATGTCCGGTCTGCTCGATCTGTTTTCTCAGCCTGTCGTCCACACGAACCGCGACTTCTTGCTTCATCAGGTGAACCATGTTGCTCACTCGCATGTCCGCCCACCAGAGGAGGCTGTGGAGGATGGGGTTGGACTTGGGCTGGTGGAACACGTCCGACGACAGCCTCAACTCCTCCATGCCCTTTCCGGAGGTGGGATAGTCGGTGTCTGCACGGTCAATGGCGAAGAACCCCATCAACTCATCGAAGGAATTGGATAGCGTCCGCAGCAGGAGCAGAAACCCCTCCTGGATGCCGTGCGGAGGGGGCAGGCGATCCAACTTGGCCCCGCGCTTGAGCATCAGGAGTTGGGAAGACGACATGCCGTACTTCATCAGGACTTCCTCCATCTTGGGGTCGAGGGTCCCTTTTTCGCCCACGATGGGGGAGTAGTTGGACCGGACCATCTGGTCCACGTCGATGCTGTAGAGCTTGTTGATGATGTCCTGGAGTTCGACGGCAAAAATCACATCGCCTGCGGGGTAGGAGTACTTGTCAAGGGGGATAGCCTTGAAAAAAACGAAGGGGAACTTTTCGTGCGCAAACGGGGACGGGCGGTCGTGGATCAGGGTTCCGTTCAGGACTGTGGCGACCCGGACCTTTCCAATCACGTCTGGGATAGCCACGAAATCGAGGTCTTCTTGCAGTCCCAAAGCTTCGACCGCCCCCTCCGGGATTTCCGCGCCCTCCTTCACGGACAGGATTTCGGGCGATCCCTGAGCTTGCCCTGAGCTTTGTCGAAGGGCAGCGTCGAAGGGCTGAGGCGCACCGGGCAGGATGGCATCAATGTTGCGCAGGGCCAGGTTGGTGACGATCCTCTGATAGTCCCGATACCACATCTCTTTGAGAACGACCGTATCCCGAGCAAGGTCCGACGACGGGGCGATGCCTCCGCGCCGGTTTTCGACCATGTGTTCGGTGTAAGTCGAAAACCATTGTGGCTTACCGGTGTCCCTCAGCCAGTCCGCGTCCGGAACAATTATGTCGGCGTAGTTGGGATACTTGGCGCGGGCCTTTTCGAGAGTCAGTCGGACCTCGTGGATGATCCAATCTGAGTCCTCGTACTGCAAGTCCATCGCCCCCGGCTCGACAATGATTTCGTCGGAGCGGACGCGGACGAGCTCGGGACGCCCGTAGGGCCTGTCCAGGGTGCGATTCCAGACTTCCTTAGCAACGCCCAGGCCGCACGTCCGGCTGTCCTTGATGGCCTCGTAGAACTTGAATTCGGTCCTGTCCTTGCGGCCGTACTCCTCGAACAGGCGGTTGAAAATTTTGCCCAGGATGGCGTCTTCTGGACCGACCCCCTCGATGCTGACCGACATTTTGGTTTTGGAGATAAATCCCATGATTCGGTTGAGTGCCGGAAATATCCGGTTAACCGTGACCAGAACCTTTTTTTTGCCCCGGCCGGTCGTGGTCATGGGCCACTGCCGGTTCTCCTTGTAGTCGTAGGACATGGTTCGGTCGTTGATCCAGTCCTGACGATACTCTACGCCCCGCACATAGTTCTGGTTGACCCGATCCGCAATACGGGCGGCTTTCATGGCTCGGTCCGCCCGTTGCTGCATGTCATCGGGCTGTCCGACCTGGGGCTGAAAGTCGGGGACCAAAACCTGTGACAGTGGGCCGTCGAACAGGTTCGTGTCTCTGGTGGCTAACGCGGCGTTCATGGGCGAAGGACAAATAAAAAAGGCAAGGAAAGACTCGCCGGGCCTGAATCAACAGGTGCGACGGCGCTATGTCAGGTTACGGACAACTCCTGGGGGATTTTGTCAAGCCTCCATCCAGTCCGTCTCGTACTCCGCCAGCCCTCCGAACACCCCCACACCATCCTCGTCCTCATCCTCCCCCCGCCTCCACCTGCTGCCGTCGTCCGCCCGGCCCCCGGACGGATGGACTTCCACATATTGCGGCTCCTCCACCTCGAAGTAGCGCAGCAAATCCACGAAGTCATCGTCTTTCTTGCGCGGCCTGCGAGGGGCGTCGTTGTTCTCCCGCGCCCTGGCTGTCATGTAGGACGGCCACACATACCGGGCCATCTGGTGTCGGACCATCCGGCAATCCCGGCTGATGTGCAACCCCGGACCTCCCGTCGGCAGGGCTGGCGGCTCCACCCGGTAGGCCATCGGTCGGTCGGGTTTCAGCAGGGCGTTCCACTCGAAGGCGGCTCGAAGCCGGATGATACCCGAGTCCACGTCTTTCGAGGCCAGAGAACAATGGATACCGTTGTCGGCTAATTCGTCGTATACGGTCGTGCCCCGGCGCTCGTCCTGGCCCAGGGCCGCCGAGTCCACGATGAAGTCCTGCGGCTCGATCCCGCCCAACTTCCCCCGGATCACCCCCGCCAGGTCCTCCATCCCACACGCCTGCCAGATTTCGTCGTAGACCCACCGTTCGCCGGAGGGCGACACCGCCCCAAACAGGACCGCGTGAGGCTTGTGCGGGTGGGGATCGATCAGTACCCACCGGGGCCACGAAAGCGGCATCTGGAACGGGTTGTAGACCCACGGCTCCCGGTCGTGGAACTCCTTGAACACAAGGCCCGTCCGCTGAAGAAACCTGCCATGGAGCCGGATCTGCTGCTCAGTCTCGTCCAGGCCCCGCGCTACTTCCTCGATCTCCTCCTGCAACAGGTGGGGGTTGTCGTAGATGGACAGATACCAGCAGGCGATAGACCGCGTAGTCCCAAGATGCCAGGGTTCGTAGATGTCATCGTAAACCCACGTCATCCCGTTGACCGGCGTCATCGCCAGGACCGTCCGGCCCCCTCTGCCGATGTGCCGCATCTGGCACTCGGTCCAGATATCCTTCGGCGGCTCCTCGTCAAACAGTGTCCCGTCCCGGTCCACGCCCCCGAACACATCGAGGTCCTGGTCGTAGGACATGAACTCGCAAGTAGAGCCGTTCTCGAAGGTGAGGGTCTGCTTTCGCTCGCTCCACGCCTCCGACCACGTTCCACCCTTGAGCGCCGACCGGCTGGTCCACCGGCGGAAGGCCGGGATAAGGATTTTCTCGACCGCCGGGAAGTTGACTCCCACGCACCGCCAATGGACCGGAGGACGGGGGCGCAGGCCCAACCGCTGGAGGATGTGACGACCCTCCAACTCGGCCACGACATCGGCAACTGCGGACTGCGTTTTTCCAGACCGGTTGCCGCCGAACAGGGCCTTGATCCGGGCGCGGGCCCGGTGGAAGGCTCGCGTAATCGCGCACGTCGGCTTGTAGAGCGCCAGGCCGTCGGAGACCGCCCGGCGGAAGCGCATCCGGTCGATGAGAATGGAGCGACGCTGCATATTGGGTGGGATGGTTTTTATGTGCCATATCGCACACATTGGGGAATTTAGGAAAGTTTTTCCGGGATGTCAAGGGAAATTCAGATTTTTAAACTCTTTTGGGCTTGACTTTTGGAGTTTGAAAGTCTATAATTACGAGCGCAACCAAACCCACCCCACTGCTGCGTTTTGTTTTTTTAGGGCCTTCGTACTCCTGCCTGAGACCCCCTCCGGCAGGATCAAAAGCCCGCCCGTACAAGCGCCGCAGGGTGTTTGGTTGCTACGGGCGGGCTGATTTTTCAGGCTGTTTGTGGCCCCGGAGCGCCTGATCAGCGCGAACGGGACGCCGCCCGACGGGGCCTTCACCCTCTCACGGCGGAGAGGCCGCAAATGAACGATCCCGGCTTTATAGCTATCCGGCGCGAAATTGAGGACAGTGAACTTTGGCTTAAGCCACCCCTTTATCTGAAAGTCTGGCTTTGGCTCCGCTTCCACGCAATTTGGGAGTCGGGGGAGGTAGTAGGATACAGTTATTCCAAAATCGCGGAGGATGTCTCATGGGTGGACGACGAGGGGACACAGAAACCCTCAAAGAGTCATATTTTTAAGATAGTTAAGTGGTTGAAAGAAGCTGGTTTTGTTGGGGTAAAAGTATCCGAGAACGCTCAAAGAACGCTTATAACAATAGTAAATAATATGTCTTATGAAAATTTAAACGTCACGCCTGAGAACGCTCAAAGAACGCTCAAAGAACGCTCCTCTACAATATTAGACGAAGACTTAGATCTAAAACATGGCGAACAGGCTATCGCCGTTCGCTCTCCCGATCCCCCGACAGAGAGGCAGCCCCTCAAAAAAACCCGGACGCCAAAACCGGGAACCGGGGATGCTTTCGTAACCTGGGTAGACGAGACCTTCCCCCACGTGCCAACCCGGAAGGCTTTCGGGCGGTACGTCAAAAGCGTCAACGCCCTTCTGTCGGATCGAAAACGGGAGAACCCGGACGCCTACAACGAGATTGTGAAATTGTTTTCAGAACTTCAGGCGGGTGGCTTCGATCACGTTTGGCCTTTCAGCAACCCCGCCCAACCCAAAGAGATCCCCCCGTTCTGTCAGCACTACGGCAACCTCCTGGTCGCAGCATCCCAAAACGGCAAGCATTACGGAGACCTGAAATGTCCGATCTGCAATTCGCCCAGCAAGGTTCACCCGGACGGAATGGCACGGTGCTCCGGGGCAGAGATTCACGGATGGACCCCATAGACCGTCTTCCGCCTCAGTGTCTCGATGTTGAGCGGGCCGTCCTGGGGGCCTGCCTCCTGAACGATCAAGACGCTATTGGCGCGGCGCGGCGGATGTTAAGGGTCGAGTCGTTCTACGCGACAGCCCACCGCCTGATCTGGCAGGCCATCGTCCGGCTGCACGACCGGAACGAACCCGCCGACCAGATCACCGTCACGCAAGAACTCACGAAGTCTGGAGATTTGGACCGCGTTGGCGGAATAGTTGGCGTGGCTTTGTTGGCCGGAGGAACCGGAACCTCCGCCAATGTCGAGTATCACGCCTCCATCGTGGCCAAGGCGCACCTCCGCAGGACGATCATCGCGCAAGCCACCCAACTGATCGAGCGATGCTATGACCCCTCTCAGGAGGAGGCGGAGTTAGCGCCCCTCGTGGAATTTATCTTGCCGGAGTTGGGGATGGGGGCGGGTGTGGCGTGGGAAAACGTGGCGGATACCACCAACAGGGCCTACGGCCTGATTTCCGAGGCAATGGACCGGCGGGGCGAGTTGGGGGGGGTTTCAACTGGCCTGACGGATCTGGACGACATGCTGGATGGCCTGCACCCGTCGGACTTCGTAATCGTGGCATCTCGACCGTCGATGGGCAAGACCGCGCTTGGCATAAACATCGCTTGGGCAGCCTCAAGGTTCGTGGGGGTGGGGTTTGTGACGGTCGAGATGTCTACCACCTCCATCTCGAACCGCCTCCTGTCCCTGGTGTCTGGGGTGGACTCTCAGGCGCTACGCCGGGGTCGAATCACGGTGGATGAATACAGGACCCTTTCGAGCGCATCCGTCACGATCCGACAGCGCCCCATATTCCTCTCCAACTCCCTTCGCAACCCAAGTCAGATACATCGAGAGGCCAGGAGGCTGAAATCGCAGTACGGCATATCTCTCCTGCTGGTGGATTACCTACAACTTTTGGATGCGCCAGGATACTCGGATAACCGGGAGCAGGAAGTCGCGTCCATTTCTCGGATGCTAAAAAATACGGCCCACGATCTTGGGCTTCCCGTCGTGGCGATGGCTCAGATCAACCGTAAGTCCGAAATGCGATCAGACAAACGGCCCCTGTTGTCCGACCTGCGAGAGTCCGGGGGGATTGAGGCGGATGCCGATGTTGTGATCCTGCTTCACCGGCCCGCTTACTATGGGGCGAAAGAGGTTGATGGGCGAAACGTAGAGCGCCTGATGGAAGCCCATGTCGCCAAGCAGAGAAACGGGCCGGTCGGGATGGTGGAGCTTTTTTTTGATGCCCCAACGGGGAAAATATCAAACCTGGAGGATCGGCGTGAAAGCCCTGAGTTCTGAGATGCTGGATCTGCTGACGCAACACCGGGACATTACCCGACAGATCAAGGCCCTGCACGACCAGAAGACCGAGATCGAGCGGAAAATAAAGGCCCTTGAGTCCCCCGACCCTGCCGACGACCTGGCAGAGCAGTCCGAGCGCCGGGGGGTGGTTTAATGACTTTCTCCAAGCGCACGACGATTGAGGACGTGTTCGGGGATTTCGGGTTTCGTGTCCGGTGGGATGTCCTGGACCATTGGGCCGATGTGAAGGTCTACGAGATTGCATCTCACGAGGTGGACGAGGTGGAGGCTCCGAGGTTCGCCCTGGTGGGTTGGAGGGCCCTTCCGGGGGACGATACCCCCGACATCGAGAAGGCTGAGATCCACCTCGAAGGGTTTGTGAAATGGGATGGGTGCTCGGAGTTCAGTTTCTCGGGTCACTTTTGCGGTCCTGTCCACTACAAGCGCCACATCGCCCTGATCGAATACCTCTACCACAGGGCGTTTGAATTGATGGGGCGGAGTGAGTTAGACAATGACAGGTGGGCCGACGCCAAGTTTCCGGATCCCAGGAAGGTTGAGGCCCCATGACCCCCTCCCTGTTTCCGCCTCCCCCTCCTGTCTTTCCGGGGCGCTACCACCACCCTTCGGGAGTTCTCGTCTCCGTCTCTCCGGTCCTGCCTCAGCACGGCAACCTCCGGGTCAGGACCCCGGAGGGCGACCGGATAGCGCAGGTGGGGGATGTCCTGGTGGGTTGGCCATCCGGATCCGGAGACGTGCCTGTCGTTGATGCGACGGAAACGGCCCTGTGGCGCAGGTGGGAGCCGAGGCGTTTTGGTATTGGCCGGGGGGAGATCGGGGCAGGACGGGCAGGAAGCGGGCGCAGGATGGAAAGGTAGGAGGGAGATGGTGAAGACCCCGCCCAAAACAGTCAATGGCGCAGAGGGCGAAGTGTTGCGGCTGCTGGGTCGCCGCGAGCGGCTGGTGTGGGGTCTTGTGTGTGGGCTTAGAAAATTAAGGGAAATGGACAAACAGCTTAGTTCCATTCTGGATGTCGAGCTTTATCAAAGGGTGTCCGACTCTGAAACTCTCCTGGAAAGGCTGCTCAAAAATGCTGAGTCCAAAAAACATACTTGATCCACAAACCCATTATTTCGTTCCCGAAAAAAACGCTTCCGAATGTGCCCTTTGTAGCTACACGAGGGGAAGGCACAGAACGCCAGAAATTGGGGATTTAGTTGTCAGCAGGGGAATAGGCAGGATGGAGAAAGGAAAGGGGTTCAAGGTATGGGTTATAGTAGGCATACATGTTCCATCTGGCCGAAAGCAACGGCACAAAAGCCCTCAAGCTATATTTCAATGCGAAGAAATAGGGTTCGTTTCTCTCAATAGGAGGTTAGACTTGAAAAAAGTATCGTACCCGGCAACGAGCATTACGAAAGCATTTTCACCGGATAAGATTCTTCATATTTCAGCCCTCAGCATCAACGCAAATGAATTAGAGTTGCTTATATTAAATTCTAAAAAAGTGTTTGAGCGTCGTGACTACATAACCAGATTTCAGAACCGGTATAATTCTTACCTAACCTCTAAAATGGTAAGAACAAAAACTGACAGGTGGATAAGGGGCGTAATTGCGGAGGACAGACTATGAAGCCCAAGCCTCCGCGGGTTGACACCCGCATCTTCACCCTCGACCGGACGACGACCGGGACTTACCGCTACCGGGCCGTCACGGAGGGGTTCCAGCCCGCGCCGGTGGCTTACATTTACATCGAGCGGTGGTTCTTCGGGCTGGAGCCGCCGCCGGAGATCGAGGTCACAGTGAGGGAAAGGGAGCGGTCCCTGAGCAGCGCCGAAGGGAGACCCAGGCAGGAGAAGGGGGAAGGCTTGGAGCCGGAGGAATTTTGAGGAGTCTGAGGGGGTTTATTCGATGATCTCCTGGCTTGCACGGCAAAAGTTCCGCATTGATTTAGGCATCTCATTTCTTGTATTTTGGAATTATATTCTCCTGGCTATTACAGCAAGCGCCTACATTGCACCGCTACTTGGCATCCGTGCTCGGTGGGTCGCGTCGGGAATGATTATCGTTACCTTGTTCGGCGTGTGGTTCGTTGGATTTGTGTTGGATAAAAGCGGGTTTCCAAAAGCGTATCAAGCTGAACAAAATGAGCGCAATGAAATGTTAAAGAAAGTAGCAAAGCAATGAAATTGAGAAAATTAAGTAATACAATTTTAACAGCCATTATAATTTGCTTTATTGGGTGTAGTCCAATATGGATAACACTGTGCATAATAGTTCTTTTGCACAGTGAACTATTAACATTTAAGTATCTGCATCCAATTATTTTGATGTGGATTATTTTTGCGGTAGCTCCTACATTTTCATATCTTTCATTTTTAGAGAAAGAATAAAATGCCTAAAACACTTTTAGAGAAGAGTATATATTTTATTATAGGAATTGCATTGCTTCCTTTTTTATTAGGGATTATGCTTTGTGCTTTTATTCTTTTTTGTGCAGGTTTTAATCTCAAGGATTCAATAAAATGAGAATGTTATTTGTTTATCCATCTAACGATCCAGCATATCCTATTCAACTTGGTGCGCTTTCTTCCTTCGTAAAACAGGGAGGCCATAAAACGCAACTATTCTCGCCTGTGCTAAAAGATTGGAGAGTGCCGCCTTATGTGACAGATAGGCTTGGATCGGTTATTTATGAATTCAAGCCTGATTTTATAGCGTTCTGTGGATATGAAAGTGCGCTAACGTGGATAAAGGAATTCTCAAGAGGAATAAAAAATCATTTTGGAGACGCATCACCTCGTATAATTCTTGGAGGATACTATCCATCTGCCTGTCCACACGATGCAATCTTGCTTCCTGATATTGATATTATATGTCAGGGAGAAGGAGAGCAGCCTTTATTAGAATTGCTAAACAACCCGCATCGAGTGAATATATCGGGATTGTGGTTTAAAGACTCATGCGGTGTCCCAATATGTAATCCTGTCGCGCCTCTTATATCTGATCTCGATACACTTCCATGGCCAGATAGATTTCATAATCATCAAGAGTTAATTGATCGCGATAGCGGCACGATCAAAGTCATTGCCGGTCGTGGGTGCTATTATGCCTGCACATACTGTTACGCAAAACAGATGTGGGCGCATTTACCAGATACATCAAAAAACGAATATGTCAGGATGAGAAGTCCTGAGAATGTAATAAAAGAATTATTACATTTACAAGACCGATATAGTTTTACTCGTGTTGGCTTTCACGATGATATTTTTTGGGGAGGACATCTTGATTGGCTCAGAACATTTGCCAGACTTTACAAACAGCATATTAACAAGCCCTATTATTGTGCAGCTCGTGTTGAGATGTTCAACGACGAAGTATTTGATTTGCTGCAAGAGTCCGGTTGTTACTTATTGCTGATTGGCGTGGAGTCGGGCGATAAAGAATACCGCAAACGTATTCTGCGGCGAAATATGACAGATGAAAAAATTGAGTTTGTAGTGAAAGAATCTCGACGACGTGATATCAATGTCTGGACTTTTAATATGGTTGGGATGTTGAATGAACCGATACAATCTATGTTAGCGACGGTTGCCTTAAATTGGCGACTAAAGCCAGACTTTGCGATGTGTAGTAAATGGTATCCTTTACGAGGAACGTCAATGGGAGATGAGGCGCACAGGTTGGGGTTAGTAGACATAAAAAGAGCGGAGAAAGTAACAGGATATGCGCGTGAGTCCGTTGTGCGATATTCGGGGTTGAAATTACGATTTTTGACAGTCGCAAGATGGCTTAATATCCTTACAGCAGCAAGAAGATGGTTGTTTTGGAAATTAGTTTGGGAGAGAGTTAAGGCAAAACGGCAGAGCGTTCAGGGCCGCGATTGAAGAATGAGAAAGGATTTTCAGGTGAAGCTTTCACGGGCAGCCGAGATAGCACAGCGCACGAAGGCCCAGCTCGCCCCTCACTGTCACCGGATCGAGATTGCCGGATCCATCCGGAGGTGCAAGGCCAGTGTCGGGGATATTGAGATCGTGGCGATCCCAAAGCCCTACGACGTAGGGCTGTTCGCCTCCGGTATCGCCTCCGTGGTGGACCAGTGGACGAAGGTAAAGGGCGAACTCCCCTGCAAATACACCCAACGCCTCCTCCCTGAAGGTATCACGCTGGACCTGTTCTTTGCGAAGCCAGAGAATTGGGGCCTCATTTTTTCCATTCGGACCGGCAGCGCCCACTTCAGCCACCAGGTCCTGGCGCGTGGGTGGGTGAAAGCCGGATACAGGAGCAAGGATGGGATGCTCTACAGGCAGACCGGTGAAGCCGTGCCGGTTCCCGAGGAGCACGACCTTTTCAGGATCTGCAAGATATGGTGGGTGAAGCGCGTTCCGGGGACGATTGGCAGGGAATCAGCCTGACAGACTAACCACAGCCGTAAAACAACAACGAGAGGCTCACAATGGCACTTTATCAACAAGGGGATGTTCTGATTCTGGCGGTTGACGAAATTCCGGCAAACGCCGTGAAGTTGTCACCGAAACAGCACAGGAACACGCTGGCAGAGGGAGAAGCCACCGGCCATGCCCACCGGGTTGAGGGGTTCATTGAGATGTTCAGGCAGGCAAACACGCCCGGCGAGGACGTGTTCATGGCCGCGCCTCGGCGAATCGTGATTCGGCACGAGGAACACAAGCCCGTCGTGCTCCCAAGGGGGAGTTACAAGGTGAGCCGCGTACGCGAGTACGACCACCTTGAGGAGGAGGCCAGAGTTGTCCAGGATTGAATCGCTCACGCCGGAGCAAGTGGCAAAATTCCCGGCCTACGCGGAAAAGTGGCTGAAGGTCGGCCTGAGCACAGCGCCGTGTGACCGGGCAAAGGCGGAGGCTTCTATCGTGGCATCATATCGCGTGGCGAACATATCGGGGC